TGGAGTTGGTACTGGTCCGTTTATAATAAACAACCCGTCATCACCTTCTACGACACCATCACATGTCGAGCCCATCAAGTCGCAAGCGACCATCATAAGCACTAAGTTGGTAAAACCGTTTCCCAAAGAAGTTGTCATTTCTCCGGACATACGAGTTGCGTCCAATTCTATTGAATATGTCTTTGACTGACATTTGTTTCTTCCGGCAATAACATTACGACATAACCCCATGAACTCATTGTGTTCAGGGAGATCCTTCGTCATGTAATCATAAAGTACAAACTCAACGTCCTCCATAATCTGTCTACTAAAATGACTTTCAAAACTGGTATAATCTGTGGCAACATAAACGGAGCCAGGTATATCCAAGAGTTTACTAATGTATGCAGGTCGATCGGGGACGGGTACATGTTTGATAAATTGGGGAAGTCCACTTCCGGTTTCAAGATCATAATAAATCTGTTCCTCCATCAGCTTCACGATTGGACCAAACGCACACTTGAAAGCATCGTGTCGCGCATTGATCAATCTAACAAATTTCCATGCCATACCGTAAGTTTCTGCTTTACAAAACTGTTTTACGACGAAATGACACGCCTTCAGACAACCTCCTGTTGACCTGTATAACTCCAAAAGTTCTTGCTTACGTTTTAAACAATACATAGTGAACGCAAGCCATCTTTCGATAGAGGTATCCGAGTCCGCAGCAAGCGGCATGATTCCATATTTCTTTAGAATTTCAAATATAATTCTACGGGCCCTCCTTGAACACCAAGCTGGATTGCTCGGCAGAAGACACCCGACTCTTTTACAATTCCCTCCTAAACTATTTAAAGTAGTCGGATCGGCACAGGTTGGTGTGTAGTACGCAAGACACGGACCAGTTGAAATCATAACAGGTAAATAGACATTGTCTACTGAACTTACCCTAAAGTTGATATCAGCTCTGATCTTTGGTATCTTGAGACCTACTTCCCAAAATCTGTACCCAAACGCTAGCTTAGGAGGTGTTAAAAACACTGAGTCGAGTGACTACGTTCTGATAACACTTGTGGGACATACAAGTCCAGGATTACACCAGTATTATAGTTCGGGTTATAAATTGCTTCCACGCTACGATCGTAGTTAATAGTTTGGAACCTACTAATCGAGCGATGTATCGAATCTAAACAATCCTTGACACTACGTCCAGGAGCCAGATGGTGAGTATTCATCATTTGAATGAACAACTCATAGTTAA